CCAACCAGCGGATCAATGAAAGACTTTTCGAACTGTGTATTATAGTTCACATATTCGATTAAGTCAAATTCTTTTGGTATTACTGTAGAAAAGCTTAACACATGATCTTCTCCTTTGACACCACCAAAGGGATTAGGCATTTTTAAATAAACAAATTTAATTTTATCTCCATCAGAAATAGTTTTATATTTTTTACCCAATTTCATTTGATTAATATTCCAGTTGTAAATAAGAGCACCTTTCACTGCTATTGGAGTGTTCTTCTTATATATGGAAATTCCGTCTTGATATGTTGAAATTCCATTAACTGTTCTGGGAAAAGCTATCTGTTCAGGCCTAAATGTCATGAATTTTGCTTTGAAATCTTGAATATGTTCAATCAGATCATCTTCTGTTTTATTCATGATAATATTAATACAAGCTTTAAGTTCTTCTCTGATTATTTCTGGTGTTGAACTTCTTGTGGTTTCAATTCCCATTATTTTGAGTTTAGGTTCAGTGTATCGGATTCCTTCAGAATCCCAGACATTTAGGATATATCTTTTCTTTGCAGTCCACAATCCTTTGTTAGCAATAACCTCACGACTCATGAACATCATATTTCTTTTTGCATTCATTAGTTTTGCCAAACGATTAAATTCTTTATTAATAAACGGTTCGATTATTTTTTCAGAAAATTTATTTAAAAAGTCTACACTTGCTTCGGTATCTTTAGAGTCATTCAGTGCTTGCTTAACCGCTGGCGCTAATCGAAGATAAACAGAATCTGTATCGCTTGCAATAACATAATCCACATTTATAGTTTTAAAAAGTTTGTTCAAATGTCTGTTGAGAGATTGGCCGATCCACTGAATGCTGAGTTGACCAGAAAGAGTAATTGCTTCAGCTAATTCTACATCAAAAAATCTAAAATATTCATTTCCTATTGCACCGTATGCAGAATTCAATTGAATTTTCTTGACCATCTGAAAATTCTTATATTTCGAGATATCGTATTCTAATTTTTTTCTTTTTTCTTCTGGAGCGTCTTTCCCTAGTTTTTCTAATTCAACTTGACTCGACAACATCAACTTTTTATATCTCTTTCTATCTTCATACATAGATTCCATTAAATTTGCCAGAAATCCGGTTTCATCGTTGTTAAATGCAATACCGTTGGCAGCAAATGTTACATTTTCTTTTTTTGCCTGTTCTGTTTCTGGTGGTTCCTCGTTGGATTCGTTATATGATAAAATACGATCTGGATTTATTTTATTTCGTTTCCAGAGTCTACTTTGTAGTTTTGTTTCTGGAGAAATATTATATTGCATAATGATATGTGGATAAAGAGAATTCAAATCAAAACTCACCACCCAATCATGCATACCAGTTAAAGGGTCTTTCACATATGCGCCCGCATACTGTTCTTCTTTTTTTATTCCTCGTTTGGGAGGAACGACTATTTTGTTACGAATAAGATAATTATAGATAATAACATCCCATGTTTTAACCTGACTAAACACGTCGGTGAAATTTACTCCAGCACTATAGGCAAGTGCAACAGCAAGTTCCAATAATCTTAATTTTGATTCTAATCGATATACTAGTTCTACGTCTTGAATATTATATTGAACAAATTTTTGAAAGTTTTTCTTGTAAAACTCTGTGATACTTTCGTATTCATCATAACTGGTTTTTGTTTCATTTAATTCAATTCGAGCAATATTATTCAAAGAATAAGATTCTCGTGTAACATAAGTAAATTTTTGATACAACTCCATATAATCAATAACAGAAATTCCTACTATGTCATAAACAAGATGGTCTTTGTTTTTATAATTAACTGTTTTTTGTTTAATGATTTTCCATGGAGAAATTCTTTTGAAATCTTTTGCAGATAAAATTTCTTTAATTCTATTGAGTAAATACGGAATATCAAAGAATTTCACATTCCATCCAGTAATAATATCAGGTGGTTCTGTGTTGATATAATCTAGAAATGCCGTCAACATTTCACCCTCGTCATCATAAGAAAATACTTTCACAGATTCATCTGGATGGGTATATTTTCCCAAACAAAAAACTACATTATTTTGTTTATTTGTTTTGATTCCTATGCAAATAATGGATTCTGTGGCCATCTCAATTGAAGGAAATCCTTCTTCACATGTAGTTTCGATATCGATATACATGATATCCAGATCATCAAATTTATAATCTGCAATATCTGAATACCTTTGACTGATGAATTGATATTCGAATCCAATTGCACCATGGATTTTGAAATTTTGTATTCCACTATGAGATCGAATAAATTCTCTATAATCAGAATTGTCTTGAAATTCTAATCGAGACACCGATTTTCCATCTATGGTTTTATATTCTGATGGTTTATCAGATTCGATCCAAACAGAAGGCTTGAAGTCTATTATTTTATTTACAGATTTTCCATTTTCGCGCTCTCTTAATAAAATTTTATCATAAGAGCTGTATACGTTTGTGTAAAACTTACTCATTGATTTTTTTTGATTTAATATAAGCAGAAAATAATATGCAATAATTTATAATATCTAATATTGCGTCTTCGTATCCTTCATTGGTGACTAATAGTTTACCATCCGATGCAAATGTACTCAAGCGAGAAAGTTTATCTGTCATTCTAACTAAAAATCCAGTTTCAGTGGAACATATTCCCATTGCTTCACATCTTTCGAAATTTGCAAATGGAGTTGTACCAGATTTACCGGCATAGTCATTATTTTTCATTTTCATAATATTGAGTGCCTGATTTGTTATTTTTATGTGATGATTGAATAATTCTTCTCTGTTCATTTTTTTCCTTTATTTAAATAAATAGATTTTCTAAAGTCGGTAAATGAAAATTTGCTTCGATATCTTTACTGAAACACCAAACGTTTTCGATGAAAATTGTGGATAGGTGTTGTCGCAATGTCACTGTATCTAACTTTTTAGGTCTTTGTTTTATTCGCATTCCTACTTGACCTATAAATCGACAATCGCTTTTTTCTTTCATGTAGTCTACGAGATCATCGCAGGCTCGATATCTTTTGTTTCGAACTTGAGGGTCCATGATGTTTATGCAAACAAATCCACCACTCCGTGTTTGTTCCCAGACTTTATCCATCATAGGAAAATAAAATCCTAGTTTCCATTTATCGTATTCTGCATATCTGTTCCATGATTGATCTTCTTCTTTATCTCCTCCCTTGTTGTATTGTTCTGTTGAAAAATAAGGAGGACTGGTAAATGTACAATCAAATTCAACCAACGGCCAAATCATGTCTTCTGCAGGTTTTCTAAAAATTACTACGTGTTTTTTTCCTGTACATTCGAAATAATCTTCTTTTTCTGTTAGACGTGGAGTTCCTCCTAAAAGCCTTTCATACTCTTGACATTGAAGTTTATATGTTTCAAAAGTTGTTGGATTAGGATCACATCCATAATAAGATTCTGCTATTGGAGTTGCGTAAAACCCCGCCAAACGATCTCCCCACCCACAGGAGGTGTCACAGACCGTTTTTGCACGGGTAAGGTCGTAAAACGTCTTGGCGACGTTTGGTTTGAATTGTGTTGCAACGTATGCCCCGAGACGGAATGAACCTCTATATTCAGTTAGTCCAATACTTTTGTTTCCCAATCTCCAAAAAGTCCAGTTCATTTTTTCTAATTCTGATTGGTTCGTCCAAATTTCTAGTGGACTCTTGAATCCATAAGACCCACAGGCCATTCTATTTTTTTGTTGAAAATAATTACTTACAGGATTAAATTTGTTGTGAAGATCTATAACTAATTTTCCGTATTGAGAAAATGGATACTTGTAATCTGGATATTTTTCAACTACATTAGAAAAATTGGTTAAAATAAATTCGGAAGAATTCATCATTTTTAAAGATTGAAATCTTTCTTCCATTTTTTCTTTAGATACTTCCATGAACGGAAATTCTGGTTTATGTTTAATAACGTATTTTGCAAATTCTGATCGAAATTGTGCCTTTGACCAAAGTCTGTTGATTTCTGCCCAGACATTTTCGTCTAATATTGGGATTCTATTAGAATTTGCGTTTTCTAATAAAAAATCTTCAATTGTTTTGGTTTTCATTTTGAATATTTACTCCAGTAGAACAGAATCCACCAGTGCGTTCAGTTTTTGATGATATAGTATAACTTCTTTTTAGAGAATAATCAAGCTTAGAAATTAATTCTCCTTGAGCTATTCTGTCTCCATCGTAAATTTTATCAGTATTCATTGAAATATTTGTTAACATAATAAACAATTCATGTGTATAATCTTCGTCTATTATTCCTTCAGAATTTGCCAATACAATTCCTCGTTTCAGTGCAAGACCTGAACGAGGATGTATTCGAACAGAGTGTTTTGGTGGAATTTGTAACACTATTCCAGTTGGAATTAATGTTCTGGATAAAGGAGTCAATTCAATGTATTTTTTTGAATTTTGTTCTGGACAACAAATTGTATTAAATTTTTCATTTGATGCCAAATAAGAAATTATTTCTTGATTAGGGGTCAAATGCGCACAAATATCAAAACACGCAGAATTTGCAGTTCCCCAAACAAGATCGTGTGCCGATTCTTGTAATTTAAAATATTTTAAAATCATATTTTACCGAATTATAATCCATATTATTTAAAAGTCAATCAATTTTATTATTTATTGTTCCAATTACAGTGAGGAGAATATTTCTGCCGCAGCCGCTGTTTGTGCCAAAAATTCCAAATTAGTGTTTGAAGATTTAATATGTGGTTTTTCCAACATGATACGAATATGAGCAGCGTTTCTTTTAATTGCGTTTCTGCGTTCTTCTGGATCTGCAAGTGGCCCTTCTGTGGGAACTGCACCGTTTATAATAGTTTCGATTAAATCAACGCTGTGCTGCAAAGCACTCAAGTCTTTTTCAGTTTGTTCCGCAGAAACTTCATCTGATACAGGAAAAATTCTAGGATTTGGCATTTAGTTTACTTTCGTGTTTAGGTCGCAAGCATTTCAAATGTATCAAACTCAACACCACCAAGTGATACGGTAACTATATCAGGATCACTGTTCGAGGCAAAAGTGATCCATTGCCCGTTGGAAACTGTTATATCGAAACTATCTTCAGACGGAATTAGAGTCATGGAAGGTGGAGTAAAACCTTCATCGTCAGGAGGAATATCTGTTACGGTATAATCTTGTGTGTCCGCAGGTTGAGAGTTTGTTACTTTGTAGTACAGTTGCGATCTAAAATTTCCGTAGTAGACCGTGAAAGTTACTGGCTGATTTATGCCCTGAATCTGCCTGGAAGAACCATTGTACTGAG